CCAGCGGGGCTGGTGCACACTGACGCCGGGCGACGTGACGGACAACAGCTACGTCGACGCCTGGATCGAGGCCGGGCAGCTGCTCCACCACTGGAACGTGCTGGAGGTCTGCTACGACGGGCACAACGCCACCGACCTGGCCATTAAGCTCTGCGAGCGGATGAACAACGAGGACTGGTGCGTGGAGATCTCTCAGACCTGCGCGGGCCAGAACCTGGCGGCCAAGGGCTTCCGCGAGCTGCTTCTCCAGGGAAAGATCATCCTCGAGGAGAGCGGCCTGGCTCTCTGGTGCCTGGCCAACGCCGTGGAGATCGTGAACAACTACGGCGATATCAAGCTCTCGAAGAAGCACAAGGACGACACACAGCGGATCGACCCGGTGGCGGCCGCGATGGACGCCCTGGCGCGGGCCCTGATCCGCCGGAACAATCCGACCTTGTCGGACCGGCTGGAGGACGACAGCTGGAGCATGTAATGTGTCCAACTTGGACACAGGGAGGGCTGGAATGGCAAAATTCGACGACGCCGGCGAACTGGACCGCCGGGTGCACTTTGAACGGTATATAGGCGAGGTTGATATCGTCGGCGACTTTCAGTTTGCCGAGGACGACAACTGGGAGGAGGTTTTCTCCACCTGGGCCTCCGTCCGGACGATCAGCAGCCGGGAGTTCTACGCCGCCGGCCAGGAGCAGAACGAAGTCACCCACAACGTGAAGATCCGCCGCCGGACATGGGACCGGGACGTCACCGCGATGCGGATCGTCTGCGGCGAGAAGATCTACCGGCCGATGTCTCCGCCCATCGATCTGGGCGCCGACCGGGTCTATCAGCAGATCAAAGTCGCCGAGGTGTGGCGATGAGCTTCTCGATCACTTTCGAGTATAAGGATCTTTTCCGGACATACCAGATGCTGGACAGGGCCGGGAAGTCCCCGCAGAAAGCCCTGAACAAGGGAACCTCGAAGGCCGCGCAGATCGTTAAGCGATCCGTGAAGGGCGTCGCTCCGGTCAGGACCGGAACGTTGAAGCGGAACATCGTCACGAAGACCGAGCGGAGCAGCAAGCGCGGGAAAAAGGTCAGAGAGACGACAATGCGCGGAGGCGCCGAGGCGAATGCCATTTTCCAGAAACAGATCTATAACCCCGGCGCTCTGGGAGGCGGCAGTCCTTATGCTTACTACCCATCATCGATGGAGTACGGTTATCTCGCCCGGGCGAAGGGCGGGGGCGTGCAGTATATCGAAGGCCGACACTTTATGCGCGGCGGCGCCGAGAGCGCCAGCGAGCCCGCCAAGAAGGCCATGATTGAGACCATGACGAAGGAGCTGGATAAGATATGGCAGAGCTGATAAAGCTGAGCCCGGAGTTCGCCCTGGAGGCGACGCTGCAGTCGGTACCGGCACTGCAGGGCAAGGTCAGCGTGCTGCAGCCGAAGAAGGACGTGCGGCCGCCGTTCGCTTTTTACTCGCCCGACTCGGACGGCGAGGAACGGGCCCTGACCGAGGACACGGGCCTCCAGAGCTGGAGCGGCACCCTGCACCTCGTGTCCGCCACCTTCCGCGGCCTGCAGCTGCTGTGCGCCAGGACGAAGCTGGCCATCCGGGAGATGCGCGGCGAGATCTTCGCCACGCCGCGGGACGATACGGACCCGGGCCCGAAGGGGCGGATCCTGATCGAGGACGCGGAGGCGACGCAGTCCTCTCCGGACCTGTTCGAGAGCGAAGTGGGCTATTTCCGCCGGATGTACACCGTGCGGCTGGACTATCAGACGGAGGAGGTTTTCAACAATGACGATTGAAATGTTCGGCGAGATCGTGAGCGACGACTGGGTCTGGCTGTATGAGTTTTTCGGCATCCAGTGCTGCAGCCCGAAGACCGTGCGCGACGCGATCCGCGATCTTCCCGCGGGCGAGGACCTGATCCTCGAGATCAACAGCCCGGGCGGCGACGTCTGGGCGGGGTTTGAGATCTACGGCCTGCTCCAGGCCTGCAGGGCCAGCACCGAGGCCCACATCATCGCCATGGCGGCCAGCGCGGCCACCACGGTCATGTGCGGATGCGATCTCGTCCTTGCTTCTCCTGTGGCGCAGATCATGATTCACCAGCCGGCGGCCTACGTGGATGATTACCTGAACAACGACGGGGCGCGCCAGCTGCAGAACTTCCTGGACAGTGTCAAGGCGTCGATCATCAACGGCTACGCCGTCAAGTGCGCCGGAAAGACCAGCCGCAGGAAGCTGGAGCAGCTGGTGGACGACAGCACCTACATGCCGGCGCAGGACGCGCTGGAGCTGGGCCTGATCGACGGGTACCTCGACCTGGACGAGGAGCAGGCCGCAGCGCTGCCGATCGGCAGCGGCATCCGGGTGAGCAACGCAGCCGGGCTGAGCGCCCCGCCCAGGGACCTCCTGAAGCGCTACGAGGAGGCTGTCCGCGCCGGGATCGCGTTTGCCGTCCCGGGGCACCCCGTGACCGAAGAAATTCCCACAGCGCCGTCTGAGGCGCGCCTGACTGATAACTGGAAGCTGCAGGCTGCCATCGAGCTCGAGAGGATGAGGTGAAGTCATGAACAGACTGGAACGAGGCCTCGCCTCCCTGGGCCGGACGGCCGGCAGGGCGCCGAGGGACGCGCCCAAGACGGAGAACGCCACCACGGTCGCCTCTCTGGGCCTGAGCGGCTGCTATGTCCGCACGGATCAGGACGCGGCCATGAAGCTCTCCACGGTGAGCCGCTGCATCGATATCCTGTCGGACTCCATCGGCAAGATGCCGTTCTACGTTTACGACAGCGCCCGCAACCGCGTGGACCACGAGGTCACCGAGCTGCTCCAGGTCCGGCCGAATCCCTGGCAGACTCCCTTCACCATGCGCAAGCAGCTGGAGGCGGAGCGCGTCAGCAACGGGAATGGCGTGGCCTGGATCCGGAGGGACCGGGCATCCCTGCGGCCGCTGGAGATCGTGCCGATCCCCAAGGGGCTGTGGAATGTGGAGATCATGAGCGACGGCTCGCTGCGTTATACCCTGCGCCACCCGTTCACCGACGAGTCGATCGTCTGCGGGCGCATGGACGTGGTCCACGTCACCGCGTTTTCCCGGGACGGCATCCGCGGCATCGGGTACCTGGAGCGCGCCGAGGAGGTCATCCGGACCGGGAAGGCCGCGCAGGAGTACAGCGCGAGCTACTACGCCAACGGCGGCCAGCCCTCCGGGATCCTGCGCACAGACTCAGATCTCGCCGGCAACGTGACCGTCGTCAATGAGGACGGGACGCAGCGGGTGATCAGCAAGAAGGACCGGATCCGAGAGGAGTGGGAGAAGCGCCACGCCGGACCGGCGAACGCGCAGCGCATCGCCGTGCTGGACATGGGCCTCGACTATAAACCCCTGAGCATCTCCAACCGGGACGCGCAGTTCGTTGAGCAGAGCGCCCTGAGCGTGGAAGATCTCGCGCGGTTCTTCGGGGTCCCCCTGTATAAGCTGCAGGCCGGGAAGCAGTCCTACAGCTCGAACGAGCAGAATGCTATCGAGTACGTCGTAGGCACTCTCCACCCGAACGCCGTGATCTGGGAGCAGGAGCTGATCTACAAGCTGCTCACGCCCCAGGACATCGCCCGGGGGCTCCGGATCCGGGGCAACCTCATGAACGAGCTCCGGGGCGACTACCAGAGCCGCGGCGCGTGGTACCGCGTCATGCGCGAGAGCGGCGCCTTCAGTGTGAACGACATCCGCGAGCTGGAGGACATGCCGGACGTGGACGGCGGCGATGACCACTACGCCAGCCTCAACTATGTCCCCCTGCAGGACTGGCGTGAGCTGAGCCGCGAACGCGCGAACAGCGGGAACGGAGGAGAGGCCGAATGATCGTCGCCCTGACGTTCCTGGCGGGCCTGGCTGCCGTTTCCGTGGGCGCCGGGATGATCTACCTGCCCGCGGGAATCATCGCCGCAGGCGTGGGCCTGGTGGCCCTGTCGTTCCTTTTAAGCCGGGGCTCCGGTCCCGACAATTCCTGATATCACGCGGCCTGCCGCTGATATAAAAATCTTTTTTATCGGAGGATGAAAAAATGAAGAGAAAGCTCATCGCTCTGGCCGCGGAACGTTCTGCCGCGCTCAACGCCGCGCAGGCCGCCATCGAGGCCAACAACCAGACGGAGTACGACTCCGCCATGGAGAAGATCGGCAACCTCAACGCCGAGATCACCCGCGTGCAGAACCTGATCACCGAGCAGGAGCGCGTCATCGACCTGCGCCAGCCCAGCGAGGCTGAGGTCCGCGATATGGCCGAGGAGCGCGCCAACGCCCTGCGGAATCACGGCGAGGTCAAGTTCAGCATCAACGAGATCCGGCGCGGCCTGCGCAACTCCGACGGAGACGGCACTCTGTTCTCCGGCTCCATCGCCCAGCCCACCGGCGCCGGTGATCAGGTCAACGACGGCCTGGGCCAGAGCACCCTTGCCGACCTGGTACGCGTGCAGGACATGTCCGGCCTGTCCGGCTGGGAGGAGCCCTACGCCATCGCTGACCCCTCTCCCGCCGTCGGCGCGCCCGCCAGCACGGCCGGAACCTCCCGCACCGCCAGCGATCCTCAGTTCGGAATCAGCGTGATCAAGCCGTATGAGGTCACCACGACCAGCTTCGTCGACAAGAACATCGCCCGGCTGAGCCCCACTGCCTACATGCAGAAGGTGCAGCAGATGGCCTTCCGCGCCCTGCGCAACA